CACCAAAGCCAAGCGGCGGAGGCTATACCAAATGTCTCAAAGGAGATACTATACTCAGATTTCTAGGCAATCCCATCACAGGCTGGGAATGGTGGGAATCTATACACGGCACCGAAAAGCCTGTAAGGGTTTCCAATATGAGAGATATACAAGACGAACACGCCACACAAAAGGCGAAACATTTTTGGGCGTGCGCCGTCTGGAATTATGAGGCTAACTCTGTCCAGATATGGCAGATAAACCAGAGGACAATACAGGAGGCAATAATGAATTTAATTAATGATGCAGATTGGGGGGACCCACGCGAGTATGACCTCAAAATAACGCGCACAGGGGACGCACTAGAGACCAAGTACACCGTAAGCCCAAAGCCAAAAAAGGAGCTACCAGAGGCTGCTAAATTTGAGTTTGAATTGATGAATATTAAGCTCGATAAATTGATCACAGGCGAAGACCCATTTGAATCATGAGTACGCAAAACGGAGAACCAGACATAGGCCCAACATTCGAGGAGTTTTGGGAACTATATGATAAGAAAATCGAGCGCAAGAAATGCCTAAAAGCATGGCAAAAGCTCGACCCAATGACGCGCCAAGAGTGCATATTCCATGTAGTTAACTATGTGGAGTCTACACCAGATAAACGATACCGCAAAAATCCATTTACTTATTTATTTAACGAGTCGTATTATGACGAAATTATCCAGACAAGAAAATCAAGACATCGGACTGCCTTTGAATACATCATTAAGCACTATTCTCAATGAGTGTGAACAGGTGGAAAGAGTTCAAACGGCTGTTAGCGCTGCTATGTATGGGGTTTGTAATCTATATGCTGACGTCGATCCTCAAGCGCTCACGCAGATGATGGATGCCTTTTATAGGGAGTTTAAATATGAGCCGCTCTCTGTTTTTATTGACGTCATAGATGACTTTAAGACAGGAAAAGTGAAGGTATTTGGGAGGATAACACCGAACCAGATACGCGAGTCTATCATGGATAAGTTGGATAAAATAGCAAGGGAGCGCGAAAATGCTCACTTGGACAGGAAGGGGGACGCGGGGGACCGCTCCACCCTTACTCTTAGGGAAGCTCTGGCAAAGGTAACGACTCAAAAATGATAAACAGCAGAGCAAAGGGCCACGCCTATGAGCTACAGATAGTGAATAGGCTGAAGGAGCTAGGCTATGACGCTGTCACTAGCAGATCAGAGAGCAAGAGAATGGATGATTTAGGCGTCGATATTATAGATAATACAGACTTTTACATCCAATGCAAGGCCGTTGAGAAATTAAAACCTAGCTTGCATGACATATTGAAGAGGATGCCTACAAAAAAAGTCCCTGTCGTATATCATAAGCGAAATAATATGGGGACTATTGTATCATTAAAACAGGAAGATTTTGAGAGATTATTATTACAAACCCGCGATTAATCCTTTTGAAACCTACGAACTAGCACGCAAGGAGCTACTAGAAAAGAGGATAAAAAAAGAGAACTATATTACATTTCTAAAACGATTAAAATATTATGAACGTAGACGAAGCACTACAACTCTTAGAGGCTAGGGTAGAGGATGACATAGAGCAGTTGACCCCTAAAGATAGGCTACTATTCTGGGCTAATTTGCTCGAGTTTAAAAAAGCCAAGATACAACGCATCCCCTTTTTAGTACCAGAAAATGACGCAAAAATAATTATTGAATATGAGGACTATAAGACTACGGCACACGCGAGTATTTCAAAGCCTTTGGACAAGCCAGAAGAGGATTAACGCTTTCAGGGGTGGCGCAAGATCAAGCAAGACTCACAGCATTTTGCAAGGTATTGCCATCTGGTTAGCCTCTGGTTATTTCGGAGATGACTACGTACCCAAAGGTACATTCTCAGTTATAAGGGAAACGCTGCCCGCATTAAGGGCATCAGCATATAAGGAGTTTATTAATTTACTCCAAGATATGGACATCTACTATTATGTGGATCACAGGAAAACGTTGTTAGAATTAGAGTTTGAGAACAGAATAGTTCAGTTTTTTAGTACGGACGACCTAAACAGCGCTAAGCTGAGAGGTAGACAGAACACATTCTTTTATTTGAATGAGGCAAATACAATACCTTTTGAGGCTTTCAATCAGTTAATAATGAGGTGTGAAAAGTTCTGTATCTTGGATTATAACCCCGCGGGTATAGAGAATTGGTGCAAGACATATATAGAGGATGACCGAAAACATTGGCCAGATCAAGACGTTAAACTAGATGTCAGCACCTACAAAGATAATCCGTACATACCCAATGAGATGGTCAAGGAAATAGAGGGACTTAAGAAAACAGATATCGACCTATATAACGTTTATACGTTGGGTCAATGGGTACAATCCAGAAACCTAGTCTTTGATCAAGTGCATATTTGTAACTACGTCCCAGAAGGTAAGGTCTTTTACGGCATTGATTTTGGCTATAATGACCCTACCGTATGCGTGAAAGTTACCAAGGTAGACCAAGCCATCTATATTGAACAAGTATTTTTTAGAACTAAAATGCTATTGAGAGATATAGCCGAGGAGTTGCACGCTTTGGGAGTGCATAAGGTATACGCTGATAATGAGCCGAGAACCATTAAGGAACTCAGAAATAGAGGCATAAGAATAAAGCCCGCTAAAAAGGGCAAAGACTCAATAAGACAGGGCCTCGGATTTATTAGAACGCACCAGATATTTATACATGAGGAGGCCTTAGAAACCATCAAGGAATTTAGGGAATATAAGTATAAATTGAACGATGATAATGATCCCACAGATGAGCCGCTAGATTTAAATAATCATTCGGTTGACGCGGTCAGATACTCGCTAAGCTACGCACTAAGGGGGGCTGTGACAATACGATGAAACGATTTAAAATATACCACGATGATGATATTATCGGCGGTCAGATACCTGATTCATGGGAGGAGATAACGGTCAAACAATGGGCCGCAATGAGGCCAAACAGCGAACCGATTGAGCTACTAAGTATATTCTCAAATATAGACTTATCCCATTTAGAAAATACAAGGGCAGATTTGAGCCCTATAATTGAGCACATTTACGAAAAGCTAATTTTGAACGGCATGAATGAGCTAGACCATAGGCCCAGAAAAGACCTATCTATATTAGGCCATCAAATCAAATTTCCCAAAGACTTAAACTTTGAGCGCTATGGACAGAAATTTATGCTTAAAAAGCTAACCCAGGACAAAGATGATATGCGCGAGATAGTGGCCGACGCTCTGGCGATCTATGCGCAGCCCTTAATAGATGGTAAGTTTGATGGCCATAAGCTAGAACCTATAAAAAAAGCCATTGAAGCGCTGCCCATTGTATTGGCCTGGCCTTGGTGCGTTTTTTTTTTGAGGAGCTTAAACGCATTGAAGAGGACTTATCTAATAGATTGGCAGCCGTCCCAATGACAGCGGAGCAGATAAAAATGAACAGCTTTTTTGAGATGGCGGGATCAAAGCGCCTAGAGAAATGGGGCGACTTTATGTTAATAGATCAGCTTTGCAAAACTTATCCACAATATACGCACGATGATATATGGGAAATGGAGGTCATTTTTGTTAATAATTTAATTTTGTTGAATCGAGAAATGGGTTACGTTAACTCTAAAACTCAAGAAATCCAAAGAAAAACATGAGTATTTCTATAATTGTGTTACTAGTCGCGTTTATATTCGGCTTTTTTTTCTGTATCTTTACAGCAATATTTTTTATAATACTTGCTAAATATGAACATCATCGCAACAACCTTAAAAAGCATCATCGAAGCTCAGGGCTTGACGTACTTAAGGGCAGCGAACCCAAACGACCTTAATCAATTGGTGGGCAGTTATGACCTATCCAATGGTGTTGGCGTTTATGCTAATTTGCCAACGGTTGACAATATTACCTATTCCCAGACTAATAACGTATTAATGGAGTACAGCGTCGAAGTTTACTACTTAAAATTAAGCACAGGAACGGATGACACAGCAACACAAATCGACGTAATATTAGACGATCTAAAACCTAAAGTTGATGGAATGATCGACAAGCTAAACTCCTCTAATATCATCGCTCTAAGCTCATTTATAGACGGCTACGAACTAGAGGCGATTGAGTCTATAAATATTACTAGTGAGCTGCTTTCTGGATGGAAGCTATCTTTTGTTTTACCTATATTCCGCGACACCTTTGAATGCGCTTGATTTCAATAACGCTTATAGGGAATTTCTTAACGATGTTAAGGACAATCTAATTGCACAGCTTAAAAGCCAGGGGCGAGACGCTACAGGATACGCGGCGAATAGCCTCAGAGTAGTGGCAAATCAGAAGCTAGAGGCTGAACTCAGAGGGCCAAAGTACCTCCAATATTTACAAACAGGCGTAGGCTCACAGCCTAAGTCTATAGGTGCTAAGTTTATCAACAATTTAATGCGATGGATTACAGCCAAACCAGACGTACAGCCAAATCCAAAGCAGACAATCAAGCAGCTAGCCTTTGCCATTGGTAAAAGCATAGTAAAAAACGGCACTAAAATCAAGCAAGGCCAGAAGGGAATAAGCATAAGCCAAGCAATCAAGGAGTCAAGGACTAAATTAATGAAGGAGATGGGCCAGAAGATGCGCATAGATTTCACTAATGGTTTAAAAGTAAAGCGAAGATAATGGCACTAACAATAACAAGCGAACCTATTAGAACCATTGACGGAGTGACAAGTGCCGCGAATGCGTCACGCTCTCAGATACCTTTTATTCTAACCACTACAGACCAAGCACAGCCTAATTTTAAGATCAATATTATAATTAGGAATGCAGATAATACGGCCAATTTAATAGCGACTACCTTTAAATATAGCCCAAAAGATGACGGCACTTTGTTTTTGGATGTTAGCCAGATACTCACAGAATACCTCGAAAAGAATGGTTTGGTATCTGTAGAGTTTAAACTAAGATATTTTCAGAGTTGGGCAGGATTTACCTCGCCTAGTTCTGACTCAGCAAATAGCTATTTTGCAATATATGCCCAGAAGCAGATATATAGTTCTGGCGGTGCTAACTTATACAATCATGTGTTAAGCACTACAGGACTAAACACAGCATTGACAAAGTGGATTGAGCCGCGAATTTACTCTAATTTTAAAAGGACTATAGGCATTTTATACCCTACATCTGAGGGCGCTATATTAACTATCAAATATTTAGACATAAATAAAGGCGTAATTAGCACGCTGTCAAGCGCGGCAATACCTAGCACTACAGGCGTGCAAAATCTAGACCTTCAAAACTATACTACAGCTATTCCGTTAAATTGTCATTGGATTAGTGCAGCGTTTACAACGCCAAGCGGTAAGAGTTTAAATACGGTATATTATAAGGTCACTAAGGACTGCTCTAATCCTATTTTTGTGGAGTACCTCAACAGCTTAGGCGCTTATGAGCAATATATATTTGACATCAAACAAGAGGTCCAAGTCGCTAGCTCCACAGGGATAGCCTCCTCGCGGGCTGTTAATCAAGATTATGCAAGCGCTAGAGTTACTAATATAAGGGTAGCTAATGATTGGGTGCAACAACTGATATGTCAAACCGATCAATTAAGCAATGATGACTTATTAGCTATATCAGAAATAAAGCGAAGCACATCAGTGCGCGTATTATTAACGCGTGACGGCTCACAATTTGTCCAAGTGGTGGCCTCTAATAATCTAAGTGATATGTACAGCACGGATAACGCCAATAACGGCTTTACTTTACAACTACAAATGCCTAACAATTTCAACGTATTCGAGGCGATTAACTACTCATTAACACCAAGCCAAGCCCACCTAAACGTGGCGTTTACGGCTGCATACAATTAAGACATGGCAAAGAAAACAAGAACCGAATTAAGCACCTTAGCACTTAACACCAATTTACCAGATAACACGCAAGAGCTAATTACGCCAACAACTGAGCGCGCACAGCTTACCGATGAGCGTGAAAGCGTGGTCAATTATAAGGATGATTTAGGAGGTGTACCAAATGCGGGTAAATTTCTAACCGTGGCCACAGATGGCGAAAGCCTCACAATGGTAGATGAGCCGCAAGGAGATATTCAAGGGTCTGGCGTAGATGGTCAAATAACTTATTGGGACGGCACTAAGACGGTAACATCTGACGCGATGCTGTTAATAGATACCACATTTAAATTCTTAAAAATCGTAATACCTGTAGCAAATAGCACCGGCGGAGTTAGCTTAAACGCTGTGGGTGCAAGCGCAAATAGTAGCCTTGCTTTTTTAAATAATGGCGTTACAATGGCGCAGCTATATTATGATAATTCCACAGCTAATCTACGTCTTGCCTCTGATGGGGACGTAGAGATTAACCCCTCTGGGACTTTGTCCGTTGATAGTGGTGCTACTTTTAAAGCAACCACTCCAAGTCCCGTAGTGAGTACTCCTATTGTTTCAATCGCCGATAGTGTTAACGGAGTGCTTGGAGGCATTGGAGCATTAGCCTCGGGAGGTTATCCTTTACAAATTTGGGGTGGTACATTAGAACTTAAAACGGGGAGTAGTTCAAATATTGCGGCGGCTACAACACGCCTCACCATCTCATCGGGGGGTTTAGCTACATTCTCAAACGGCATTAAGTTTGGTGGCATACCTAGTCCCGCTTATGATGTAGCAGCGACAACCTTAGACGCATACGAGGAGGGGACTTGGACGCCTACGCTATTAAACGCTAATGGCAACGAAAGCACAGAGGGCACGTACACAAGAATAGGAAATATTATTCGTGTTGGTGGTTTAATTATATTTAATACCCAAACTAATACCACACAACTTACTATTCAATCATTTCCTTTTCAAGTAGGCAGTATTAACGAAGGAACAAGGGGCGGTGTATCTGTTGGATATTCTACAAGTTCTACCTATTACACTATTCTAATGGATTCCGGCTCAACACAAGCAAGAGTTTGGGGACAAGGAGCAACGGGAAACCCAACACTAGCGAGTTTAAGTGGTACAAGAGTTTATTTTGGTGGTACATATCAAGTTTAAAAATTATGAGTTTAGAAAAAATAGTAAAAATAGATCAAATCGAAATAGTCGGAGACTATAAGGCGATTCAAGTAAGAACGGCAACGGTTGTCACAGATGATGGCATAGAGTTGTCACGTTCATTTCATAGGCACGTACTTAGTTGCGATGCTGATATAAGCGGAGAAGATGCAGAGGTACAAGCGGTATGTAATGCGGTTTGGACTGATGAGGTAAAGGCTGCTTATGAGGAGTTTACTAGTAACGATGAATTTTTCCCTAGTGCAGTAAGTGGCGAATAAGCTACAAATATTATCCAATGGCGACAGCTTTGATCTATTCGAAGGAGAGGCGGAGCGCTTTTATATTACTTACCAGATTCACGATCTTAGTAATTTACAGACGCGCAACGGCGACTTTTCGCGTAGGGTAAGCCTACCACTAACCTCAAGAAATAAGGATATACTAGGGGCAGCTTTGCCCACAATCTCACGCTTTGACTCTGTCGCTGTTGGTACTATACCTTGTGAAATATTGGTCAATGATATGCCCGCGCTAAGCGATAGCTATTTTGTCATTGATACACAGGAGGAGAACTCAGTAACCATTCAAATTTTTGGGGGTATCAGTAAATTCTATTCAGATGTGCCAGACTTACCCATCAGCGCTCTATCATTTACGGCATTCGATTGGACGCCTACAGGAATAACAAGCAAAACAGACACAACCTCGGACGTAGTTATCCCAGACGCTCAATGGGTAACCAATCAAAGCGAGAGATTATTGCCAAGCTCTAGCCCAAACATTGCAG